AGTGAGGATTCCCCTTTTATCATTAAATCAGAAGATAGATATGTACAAACTACGTGATTACCAACAGAAAGCCTCTGATACTGCCGTTTCTTTCTTCAATAACAGGTCGAAGAAGACGAATGTTATCATGGTTCTGCCTACGGGGAGCGGAAAGAGCCTTATCATAGCGGATATAGCCGCAAGGCTTGACGGTCATACATTGGTTTTTCAGCCCTCAAAAGAAATTTTAGAGCAAAACTTCAAGAAACTCTGCTCATACGGCATTCTTGATTGCAGTATCTATTCAGCTTCTTTCAACTCAAAGGAGATAAGCCGGATAACATTTGCCACCATAGGCAGCGTGAAGAACCATCCTGAACTGTTCATCCACTTCAAGAACATCATCGTGGACGAATGCCACCTTGTTAACCCTAAAGAGGGGATGTACAAGGATTTCTTCAATGCGGTGAAGTGTAAGGTTCTAGGCTTGACTGCAACTCCTTATAGATTATCTTCCTCACGTGATTTCGGCTCTATGTTGAAATTTATCACCCGGACAAAGCCTCACGTTTTTTCAGAGGTCATTTATCATGTACAGGTATCAACCCTATTAGATATGGGCTACTTGGCGAAGCTGAACTACTACCCGATGAATCCGACCGGATGGAATGAACTCAATTTGAAAGTAAATACCACTGGTGCCGACTATACAGATAGGTCGGTCCAAAGAGAATATGAACGGATAGACTTCTACGGTTATCTCGTTCATATCGTCCAAAGGCTGATGAATCCCAAAGCCGGAGGAAAACGGAAGGGCATTTTGGTCTTTACCCGTTTTTTGAAAGAAGCGGAACGGTTAACGATGTCAATACCTGGTTGCGCTATTGTATCCGGTGATACTCCAAAAGCCACTCGTGAAATGATTCTCAAGCATTTTAAGGCAGGAGAAATATCTGTTGTTGCCAATGTCGGGGTATTAACCACCGGCTTTGACTATCCGGAACTTGATACGGTCGTAATGGCACGTCCTACGATGTCACTGGCCATGTGGTATCAGATAGTCGGTCGTGCCATCCGCCCGCATCCTTCTAAAGAATGTGGTTGGATAGTTGACCTCTGTGGTAACATCAACCGCTTCGGCGAGGTCTCTGATTTACGGTTGCTTGATAGCGGTAATGGTAAGTGGGCAGTTTATTCTAATGGTAGACAATTAACTAACGTAAGATTCTAATATGAAAAGTATAAAAGAAGTAGTTAAGGACATTGAACATATACCGAAATGCCTGAGAAGTGGAGAAATAAATCTGTATTACTTAATTAAATGTTTATATGGCACGAATAAGGACGATAAAACCTGAATTTTGGGAAGATGAAAAGATTGGTAAATTACCAATCCCGTGCCGCCTTTTCTTTATTGGTTGTTGGAACTTCGCTGATGATTTCGGAGTTATCAAAGGTAATGCTGCATTACTCAAATCTCAAATATTCCCTTACGATGAAAACTTACGAGTATCTGAAATAAAAAAGTGGATAGATTCCTTAGTGGATGCCCGGATGTTAGTACCTATTATTCACGCAGAAGAAAGCTACTACTTTATCCGCACATTCCGTAGTCATCAAATCCTTGATAAGAGATACGATAAGTCATATATCGGTAAAGAAATAGCAAAAGATTTGATTAATAGAGCTTTAAATGATAACGTCGTGAACACGACGTCAACACCACGTGATAACGACGTGTTCACGACGACGGAAAAGGAAGAGGAAAAGGAAGATAAGAAAGAATCTCCTAACGGAGATAAGAAAGAAGCTGTCGCTTCTTCACCCGCTCCTTCAAATCTTGATTTTCTAAAATTTAATGATTGGTTGAAACGGAAAGCTCCTTTCTGTAGTAACCCTAAAAACTTCTCTTCTCAAATTACGGAAGCTGAGTTCCTAAAACTCAAAGAGAAATATACCGGTAAACAGATTGCTGATGTCATCGAACAGATAGAGAACCGAAAAGATTTACGCAAACGATACACCAACCTTTATCGGACGGTGTTAAACTGGGCAAAGAAAGAATATGGATACTAACGTACAATTGCGCGATGAAGATGCCGAGAAAATGGTTCTAGGCACTATTATTCTTCAACGCAATGCGTTTGAAGAAGTGAGAGAATTACTATCGGAAGAATCTTTCTACAATCCTTTTCATCAGGAGATATACAAGGCTATTCTTCAAGTGGTGTCATCTGGGAACAGGCCTGATATGATAACGGTCAAAGGAAAGCTTGTTGCCAATGGTGTGAAGTTTGAACTGGTGGAGTATATGAAAATTGCTTCTAACAGTACTTTTGACTTGTATCAGTATGCAGCAAGACTTCATGACTTGGCCATAAGGCGTAAGTTCTATGTCATAGGTCAATATCTCGTTTCAAACTCTTACTCGGAAGCAGAGGATATTCTTGATGTTACTAATTCTGTAAGTGATGAGCTTGCTTCTCTTTTCAAATCTAGCAGTACGACTGTCACGACCATTAATGATGGGCTTGAAAATGTTTATAGCATGATAAATGAAAATCTATCTGGTGATAGACCAATGACCGGAACTCCTACCGGATTTGAAAAGATAGATGCTAAGTCGGGTGGTTTGCAAAAATCGGATTTGATAATTATTGCTGGAGAAACAAGCATGGGAAAAACTAGTCTGGCAGTGTCAATGATGCGAAATGCGGCTGATTTAGGAACTAAAATTGCCATGTATTCCATGGAAATGAAGAAAGAGCAGATAACAGCTCGTATTCTTTCTATGGAGAGCGGTGTCCCTGCCAATCAGATCATGTACTCACGCTTGACAGATTCGCAGCTACAGGCGGTTGACAAAGGTATTGGCAAGGTATCAGGTAAGGATATCTACTTTGATGACCGAAGTACTTCCAATATTGACACTATCATTTCGTCCATTCGCTATATGAAGTTGAAATATGGCATTGATGGTGCTATAGTTGACTACTTGCAGATTCTCAATGTGAACATGAAGGGAGCAAATAAGGAACAGCAGATGGGAGATGTGGCAAGAAGGTTGAAAAACTTAGCGAAGGAACTCGATATCTGGATTATAGCCCTTTCCCAGTTGAATAGGGATACCATGAATCCGGTTCCTACGTTGGCACGGCTTCGTGACAGTGGACAAATAGCAGAAGCTGCCGATGTAGTCATTCTTATCTATCGTCCCGAAGTAACTAAGAAATCCTATCCAAGCGATTTCTCAAATGTGGAAACGAAAGGAACAGCAATGATTGATATTGCCAAAGGTCGAAATATTGGATTGCTACGGTTCATCTGTGGGTTTAATGCCGCTACGACTTGCTTTTATAATCTTGACTCCGTTCCATTATCAGGAAGTAGTGTTGCTGATGTGGAAGACGATAATCCATTTTAAATGATGAGAGTTACCATTTATTGGGAAACAAGGCATCTTGATCCCAAAGATATACCAAGAATCAAAAAGAGAATCAGGGATAAGTTTAATATCCCGGACTATACTACCGTGAACGGTGAGACTCCTTGTAATATCAAGGAAGAAGATATGGAACTCCTTAAAGAGACAGAAAAACGAGGATTCATTCAAATAAGAAACAAGTGAAATCATGTTAGTAGGAACAACAAATCTTAATACAACACTCAACTTAACCTATGTGTTGACAGATGTTGTAGAAACCCTTCTCTATGACTTGAGAAGTGAAATGGGTAAACAAGGCTATGAACTGCGTTACGATGCAAAACGTAATTTCAACACTGCAATAGCCGCTATCCGTAAATTAAAACAAGATGTTGACAAAACCCAGTTCTCCACTCAGGAAAATTTCGGCAACGACTCCGATTGTCTTCTTGCGTTTATCAGGTTGTTAATTGACAGATGTGGAGATGATGATAAAAAGATGTTTGAATTTTATAATTACATCAAGCGTTTTCCGTCACAACTTGGTCTCAATCTATCAGACGAAAAAAGTACGTTCGCTCATATTTTCAAAAGTAGTGAGGAGCTGGATTGGTTATGAGAGTGTTGCTAAACATCCTCCTTCTCCTAGGAGTTAACATCTTATTTTATCTGGTAGTCTACGCAATATCAGACTACTTAATGGATACAATTAATTAACCTTGCAAGTTCTTGAATGATTATCAAGGATTTGCGTATAACAAGAATAAATATGAGCAAATTAAAAGATAAAATAGTGAATCATGCCAAGACTGAATACAATTCAAGTCCGCATAGGTTTGACGATGCACAGATACAGCTTATCATAGAGCATGATTGCGAATGCGACCATTGCGGAAAGTCCATATTTGAACTCGATGATTTTCCCGATGTATCAGTTGAACGTAAAGAAGTTCTCTGTGAAGAGTGCTATGATGAAGAATATCGGACTACATGCCCTATTTGCGAAGAATCTTGGGAGATTGACGAAATGACAGATTATTTTTTCATATCAAAGACAAATTCTAAAGAGGTAGGAAAATCACCCGGCATTTACAAAGTTCTGGAACGTCCATTTTACTACGGGAATTGCCTGACCGGCTTTGATGCTTTCTTTGATGACGCAATACAAAAAGTATCAGACATTGATATTGAAAAAGCTTATTCTATTCTTCATCCACGACTTAACAAAGAGAATATCACGCTTGATTGTATGTGTCCTCATTGTGCTGAAAAGTACCTGCGGAAAGATAATTTTATTAGAGCTGATTCCTTGTACTGCATACTACAGGAGAAACAAAGAAATCAGATGTTTGCAGACTATTCAGATGAAAGAATACACCGTTTACGACAAGATATGATACACAGGCGTATTACATTCAGAGGACTTTTACAATTACATAACAAATAAATCAAATCAAGAATAATTATGAAAGCAATTACAATAAAACAGCCGTGGGCCTCTTTGATAATCCACGGTTTTAAAAACATCGAGAACCGTACTTGGGCGTGTCCAGAGAAATACATAGGGCATAGAGTGTTAATCCATGCAAGTGGAAAACCTGTAGAAATGAGAAATCCCAATAGTGTATTTACAAAAACTCAATGGGATAGTCTGCCTGTTGAGTTTCAACGAAAAATAATATGTGCAGAGGACATTGTCAATTCTGCTATCATTGGAAGTGTGGAAATAATTGGATGCTCAATCAATCATCCTTCTAAATGGGCAGAGAAAACAGATGCTAGTAAAGGCTATTATGAAAATCCTATTTATAACTGGATATTAGCTAATCCCATATTATTTCCAGAACCAATACCGGCTAAAGGTAAACTATCTTTTTGGGAATACGATAAAATTCAGGAACCCGTGTCAGATGGCGACCACAATGTTTGCATGTGTCGTATATGCGTTGATGAAAAAGTTCAGGTGATGAGTATGGGAAAATATTTCGTATGTAAATATTGTGGTGGGCGTTGGTACAAGTAAATTCAATACAAATAAGAAATGAAAGAAATAGAACTATATAATGATCATTTCCAGAATTATAAAGTCTATGGCATTCCTAAGGCTCAACTAATTATAGCTGATGTCCCTTATAATTTAGGCAATAGTGCTTATGCTTCTAACCCTTCATGGTATGTGGACGGAGATAACAAGAACGGGGAAAGTGATAAGGCCGGCAAACAATTCTTTGATACCGATAAAGATTTTCGCCCTGCCGAGTTTATGCACTTCTGCTCCCAGATGCTTGTAAAGGAACCCAAAGAAAAAGGCAAGGCGCCTTGCATGATAATCTTTTGTGAATTTGAAGACCAGTTCCGGTATATTGAACTGGGTAAAAGATATGGGCTGAATAATTACATCAATCTTGTATTCAGAAAGAACTTTTCAGCGCAAGTCTTGAAAGCCAATATGAAGATAGTCGGCAATTGTGAATATGGATTGTTGCTTTACCGCGATAAACTTCCAAAGTTTAACAACGATGGTCGGATGATCTTCAATTGCTTTGATTGGGTGTTGGACAATGAAACTCCGAAGGTTCATAGCACGCAAAAGCCGGTTCCTTTGCTTCGTAGACTGATAGAGATATTCACCGACAAAGGTGATGTCGTTATTGATCCATGTGCCGGAAGCGGTTCTACCTTATTAGCTGCTGCCCAGTTGGGACGCAGGGCATACGGATTTGAGATTAAAAAAAAGTTCTTTGCTGATGCGAATAAATTTGTGTTATCACGTATCCAGCAATCGCTATTTGTGTAATTTAAATAAATTTATAAAGGAGCATTATGGAAATACATAGAATGAAACCGGAGAATCCTATTATCATTGTTGATGAAGCAGAGTTCGACCGAATTGACTCAATAGCCAAACTAAAAGAAGAAGAGGTAGAAAAACTTGCCGAAGAAATGTTCTTGCGCCATGTCAAATCAAGTGGAATATCAATGCGCTTCCGTATAAATGGAGTGGAAAAAGTAATAAGACAACAGGTTATTACCGAATTGAATTACGATGAACGTGGCTACCCCGAATCTGTATCTGAAGAGGTAAAGCACATCATTGTAGATGATATTACCCATTACATAAACAAGCATTTTGAGCACTACAAAGACGATTGCAAAGAAGTTGTGGAATATGAATGGAGTCTATATAAAAGTAGGTATGAAAGAAGAATCAAGTATTGGAAATTTCTTTTTGGCATTACTTTTTTCGTGTTATTGGTCGAATGTACTTGTAGAATAATTCAATAAAAAATAGAAATGAATTTAAACGAATTAAGAGATAAGGCCTACAAAAACGCTTGTGAGCACGGATTTCACGATCAGGAGTTGAGCAATGAACATTGTCTTTGCCTAATAATATCGGAGCTAATGGAGGCTGTGGAGGCAGATAGGAAAGGAAAACAATTCAATAAAGATGCGAAAGAGACCTATGAACTCATACAAAATGTGAAGTTCTGCAAGGTTATATTTGATAATTATATCAAAGGAAGCGTTGAAGAGGAGCTTGCCGATGCTGTAATCCGCTTATTGGATTTGGCTGGATTGCGAAATCTGAATCTTAACAGGTTTACACTTGTCAATGTGGTATCCAAGAAGAAAACCTTTACGGAGAATATTTATGCCATCGTAAAAGACATAATGAACTATAAATACTCATTGGAAGAGCAGGTTAATTATGCGATTACACAAGTATTCGTATTGTCGGATATACTTGATATTGATTTGCTCTGGCATATCGAGCAGAAAATGAAGTATAACGAACTCCGTGAGAAAATGCACGGGAAGAAGTATTAGTCTTTCAATACTAAATAAGAAAAAGGCAGGTAATTCAATACCAACCTTTAAAATCTGCTAATTTGGTAAATTTTATAATAAGTGACAGTCTCATTTACAAAAATACAGGGAATACCGAAAAACAAGCGATTTACTCTTTTAAATGATATCACCAAAGCATTACAACAATTATCACAACATTTCTGAACCGCACAGCAAGAAAGGACTACATTAATCACTTTCATCAGGAGAAGCCTCTAGAGGGAATGTTTTCACCAAATCCACTAGAGAAATTCTTGAAAAGCACATGTATATACACTATAGTAGAAGTTAGATTTTAATAGAAATGTAGAAAATTGAAGATACTAGAGAGCCATGTGTCTAGTAAACAGGTTTTCCATAAAAAATAGAGTAATTCAATTCCTGCAATAATCCCTAATATGATTCTACAAGTTGAAACAATTTTATTCTCAGTTTCTGTGTTAGATACATAATTTCGTTCTTGAAGAATATCCCATTCACGTTGTGAAAGGTTTATTTTTAGTTTGTCTTCTAATTCTTGTAAAAGTACAAATTTTCCAGAATTTAATCTTTGGTATGATATTAATAACTTTTCCCAATAAAATGTTATACCATAAGCTACTCCTGTTAGAAATAATAATAGGAGACATGCTTGAGCCTTGTCAGAAATACGATCTGCTACTAAGAATGAGGCCGTAATAATGGTGGTAATAATACCAAAGTATAGATTATTGACATTTTGTCGTCTCGTTGACACATTCTCAGTAGATGCATATAATATTTTGTATTGCTCAAGTAATAATTCTTTTGAAGTGTCAATGTAGCACAATGCATCAATGATTTCTTTAGGATGATTTGCTACATGGAGGGCCTTATTGTCAATACAGAAGTAAGGATAAGTGAAAACTTTAGATTTATTATCTGTTTTAAGTTCCGTAAAATAAAATCTTTTATTTAGGGCTTTGGTGATTTCGTATTCTTTATGTATAGATTTACTTTCATAGGTGTTTGATCCAATAAAAAATAATACAACATCCGCCTCTTTTATGAGTGACTCAACTTGTTTGACCCAATCCTTTTTTAAATGATCTAGTGAAATGAAATCAATACTTTTTATACGAGTATTTATTTCATTTATTATTTGATCTACATATATCTTGTCTGTGAATCTATAACTTAAGAATACTTTCATAATAATTATTTTTATGTCTGATTTTACAAATATAACAATCTTTTTTCAATTCTATAAAGGGTTTGCTTTGTGTGTATGAAAGATAATGAAAATATAGGATTATTTGTGAATATATATTATTATCGATTATTGCCAGATTGGGTTTGTAACTTAATTAATAAATTATATGGAAAATAATATTAACCAAAGCTTGTATGCTGAATCTATGAAGAAGGCACTGCAAGTAGATTTTCTTACTAATAGTGAGGAACTTAGATTGTATGCAACATCTATCTATAACGCTTCAATATGGAGTAGGGAAGTAGATAAGAAAAATAAAGCCATTCTCAAAAGGAATAGGTTTTTAAAATAGAAAGGGAGAATCTGCGAGCACGACCAAGCATTAATTCTCCCAAATCTTACACGATTATGATGCAAATATACTATTTACTTTTAAAATAATCGTGTTATGGAACTGGATTTTAACAAAATAATTC